CTATAACCCCTCATGGATTAAGACAAATAATCACTAAAAACATTCAAGGATTAAACTTTTCAAGTTTCTATATTAATGTTCCAAGGAGAGATAGACTTATTAAAATTCTTCAAAGAGGCGATGATATAGACGAATCTTACAGAAGAAACGTGTCTGACATCGGACAATTTGATGGAATTTCAGATGAAGTTAATTTTGTAATAAATAATGCAGGATATGATAAAACACCATTAGAATTATCGACAATTATTCATATATTAAATGAAGAGAGGATGAAAAATAATGTCAACTCCAGATGAAATTATGAAAACAGTAGAACGCCAATTTAATATGATAAGAGATGCTTTATTGCATGGTGAATATAACTTAGCGATTAATGCAGCCGATTTACTACATACTTCACTTAAAGTGAAGGTGAGTGAACTTAACGAAGGAAGGAAGAGTGATTAATTGGATAATTTTAAAATATATCTTGCTGGTGGAATGGGAAATTTATCAATGGAAGAACAAACCACATGGAGAAATTTATTTATAGATATTATAAAAATAAAATCAACAACGAAAGATTATAAATACATATTAGAGATAATCAACCCACCACAATTTTACAATTTTATTGATAAAAGACATGATAGCGAACTAGAGATAATGAAATATGATTTGAGACATGTTAAAACAAGCAACCTAATAATAGTTAATTTTAATGACCCGAAATCCATAGGTACAGCTCAAGAATTGGCTGTGGCATATGAAAAAGATATTGCAATAATTGGAATCAATGAAGAAAATAAAGAACTTCATCCGTGGTTAACATGTTGTTGTGATAAGATGATTAATAATGTAAAAGATTGTGCTGAATATATTATAGATTTTTATTTAACATAAGAATATATATATTACACATAAACATAATTACAAAGAATTTAAATAAAGGATGTGAATAATATAGAGTATAATTTAACAAAACAGCAAGAAGAAGAAATAATAGATATAATAAGAAAGATGAAAGAAGACGATATAAAAGATAATTATAAAACTAAATACATTTTTTCAAATAAGAAATCTACTGAAGAAATGATGATGAATTTATCCTTATTATACAAATGAATACATATGATAAAAAGCTCGCACAAAAAGTGTGGGCTTTTCTATTGAATATGCCATAAACTTATGTTACAATAGGTAATGAAGATACGAAAGGAGATTAAAATTTGGAAAATAAATTTAAAACTGCTATTTATATAAGATTGTCAAGAGAAGATGGAGATGACAAACAAGAATCTAATAGTATAACAAATCAAAGAGCTATGATTACAGGATATATAAAAAGTAATAAAGATGAATTTGATTTAATCAATATTTATATTGACGAAAATTATACTGGAACTAACTTTAATAGACCTCAATTTAAATCTATGATAAAAGATATTGAATCTGGGATAGTGAATTGTGTAATATGCAAAGATTTATCTAGATTTGGTAGAGATTATATTGAGGCCGGAAGATATTTAGAAAGAATCTTTCCAGAATATAATGTAAGATTTATAGCAATCAATGATAATATAGATAGTTTTAAACAAGCGTATGACATGTTACTGCCTGTAAAAAATGTATTTAATCAACAATATGCAATGGACATTAGCACAAAAGTACAATCTGCTTTTAAAACAAAGCAAGCTTCTGGACAATTCATAGGAGCGTTTACTTCGTATGGATACAAAAAAGATCCTAGTAATCATAATAAATTAATTATAGATGAATATGCTGCCCACATTGTAAAAAGAATATTCCAAATGTATTTAGACGGATGTGGTAAAATAAAAATAGCACGAATATTAAACGAAGAAGGAATTTTATGTCCAAGTGAATACAAAACACAAAATGGCTTAAATTATACAAACGGTCAAAAAATTGGAAGCACTACTTATTGGACATATGCGACAATTCATAGATTATTAAATAATGAAATGTATTTAGGTAATATGATACAAAACAGAACAGAAAGAAAAATGAAAGGTAAAGCAAAAGTTTTACCTAGAGAAAAATGGATAGTAGTAAAAAATACGCATCCATCAATTATTGATGGATTAACTTGGGACAAAACACAAGTGCTTTTAAATAAAAATACAAGAGAATTAGGATTTAATCAAAATGTTAGTGTATTCGCTGGTTTTTTATATTGTGCGGAATGTGGCAGAACATTAGCAAAAAATGTAAGAGGAAATTCAACATATTATATCTGTGGATCATATAAAAGATATGGCGGAACCATTTGTTCACCTCATAGTATTCCTCATGATAAATTAGAAACAAGAATTATAGAGTTTATTAAAATAGCGGCTATTATATATGAATCAAAAATGAATGAATATAAACTTAAACAAAATCTATTAACTTTTCAAATTGATGGTATTAAATCTGAAATTGAAAAAAACAAAATTTTATTAAATAAAACTTATACTCTAAAAAAGGGTATTTATGAAGATTATAAGGCTAATATATTATCTAAAGATGAATATTTAATGTATAAGAAAGATTATGAAAAAAATGAATTACTATATAAAGAAAAAATTAATTCACTTGAAAAATCAATTGTATTAAACTCTCAAAGTGACGAAGCAAGTAAATATATTAAATATAAAGATATAGATAAAGTTACTAGAGAAATTATGGCAGAATGCGTTGAAAGAATAAATGTCCATGAAGATAGAACTATTGAAATAATTTTATCTTGTAATAATGAAATCGGAGATTTAATAAGTAAACGCTATGCCGATATATAACATTACCATGGGGGAATGATATAATACGGCACATGTATTTAGCGGCATTTAAATCGGATTTTATTTTTTATTACAAAACCACCTCTTTACAACAAACAAATGTTCTGATATAATACTTTCATAATATAAATACGAGAGAAGAAATAATATGAATATAGCGGTGGATGTAATTGCAGCATTTAATCCATTAGGAGAAATAAAGCCAATTTATATTAGATTAGAAGACGAATATCATAAGTTAATTTCTTATAAATTGGATGTTAAATATGTTAAAGAAGAAAAATACTCTGGGATAAGGTCAATTTTATTTTCTTGTTCCTATATAAAATATGATGATACAGTGGAAGATATTACAATCAGATTCTATATGGAATCTCATAAATGGATTATCGTGAATGATAGTAAAGCGTAAAAAATAGGAGATAAGTCTTAATTTGACCTATCTCCTAAAAATAACACATTTAACACTTGTATTTAATTTAATATTATGTTTTATTTACAATAAACAATTGTAAAATTATCTAATAAAATACACCTTTTATAACATATAAATACTTACTTAATTCCTAATAATGCTTTCCAAGAAGCTCCATTAGCAGTAAATTCTCCATCAGGATTCTTCAATCCAACAACCTCTTTTTGATACTTAATTACAGCGTCATACATGTCGTGGTAAGGGGATTTTCCATATTTACCATTAGGTTCAAAATCAGCATATCCTAATGCCTTTAATTTCTCCTGAAGTAATTCTACTACCTTACCGCTATCCCCACGTTTAATAGTAGGAACTTTTGAATAGGTTTCAGTGCCAGCAGAATTATCTACTTTAGCTCCAATTTCTTTTTGCAATCTAGCAACCCAATCATCTTTTTTAGTTATAGTAGTTGATGGAGAAGCAGGTTTTACAACTTCTTCTTTATCATAATCAGGTCTACCGTATCCTAAAATTTTACTATAATTCAAATTATATGCTTTTTTTGCGACACAACCTCCATTTTCAACTACTCCAGCAGAACTAGAAGTGTTTCCTTCAATCGTATAAACCTTTTCACTATCAACCTTATACACTAATCCTGTGTGATACGCTCTTATACCATTGGTGTAAAAGATTACATCTCCAACTTTAGGATTTGATGTGAAGAATTTATCTTTATTTTTAAATCTATTAACCCCATCTGGACAATAAGAATAAAAGTCACCGCCTAATAATTCTTTTGCCAAATTTAAATTATTGCCTGTAGCTTTGTAAAAACAGAAACTAACAAAAAATGCACACCATGGATTTGGATTACCAATTCCTTTTACTTTTTTAAACCAATCCCCAAAAAGAGTATAATTGTTCGCTCCGACATTAAGATAGAAATTAGATTTATCATCAGTTAAATATTTAGCAGTACTATTTCTTTTTTCTAAATATCCAACATAACTTTCTGCAACTGAAATTAATTTACTTGCTTTAATACTAACCATTTAAAATTACCTCCTTAATCAAAAAGGAGACAGTAACATAAGCTACCATCTCCTAAATTTATGTCTAAAATATAATCAAATTATTCTTTGGTCGTACTAGTTATAATTGTATCTGTGGTTTTTGCAAACCCATTATTCACCCATGCTAATCCAGTTGTTGAAAGTGGAGTGATTGTTAAATTATCTTCATTTACGAATTTACTAATAGCATTGTTATCTTGTAATAACTTTTTCATTTCATCTAATGCTTCATCAATCCATAAGCTAAATGCTTCAAATGAAACTAATTTTGCTGTGAATGGAAACTTTACTAAAAATAAATCATAAACATATCTAAGCTTTAGTTCTCCAGTTCCCGATCCAAGCTCCTTCTCTGCAAGAGTTACCCAATATAATAGCATCTTTTTAATCTTAACTATTTGTTCTGCCGTTGGTAATCCTGCAAATTTATATATAGCAAATCCACCAGCAACTAATACAGCTAAAATTCCAAGTAATACGTACCAATTTTCTATCAACCATTCCATAATAATTCCTCCTATAAATTAAAAAGAGAAGACGATTGTCTCCCATTTAAAAGTTAACCTATTCATTTTCCGTTTCGTTTGTATTATCTACAGAATCTTTTCCATACTTTTTATTAAGTTTTATCTCATTTTCTTTTTTTGCTTTAGTGTAATAGAATCCTGTTGCAGTAGCCATCTCGGTGAAAATTGATGGTATTAAATAAGCAAGAGCAGAAGAGTCCTTTGTATACCACATTAGCATCATACTGTATACAACAATAATTACTGTCATAATTGTAATCATGTAAAAAATCTTTTTGCTAAATTCCATTTTGGTTTTATGTTTATTTTTCATTGAATCACCTTATTTCCCTGTATAAAATCCATTGTTTTTTAAACATTCTTTGTATTGCTGTGAGATGTACTCAAAAGCCAAATCTATTTCCCCATTTTCTAAGTTATTTTCTGAAATATATTTAACATATCTATCATGTGATTTAATAATTGATTGATAATCCTCTTTTGTTTTTTGTTCTCCGCGCATAACTTTATCTGCAAAATTTAAAATATCTCTTCGTTGACTTTCAACTTTATGACTCTGCAAATCCGATTGAACTTTATCAACCTTTATATCTATTTTTGATATTTTATCTTCAACATCTTTATTTAATTTTTTACCAATCCAATTTAAAAAAGAAGATATTGGACTAAATTTTAAAGGTGAAATTTCAAATATAAGCCCACTTCCAAACAAAATCCAAAGAGCATATTTCCAATTTTCTAAAACTAAATCCTTCATGTTACACTGCACCTCATCCTTTCATTTTTATCTTGCAAAATAATAGGAGTTATGCTATTCTATAATTAAGCATAGCTCCAAAATGCTAGAGGTGGAAAGCTCCCCAAGAGAATATTCCACCTCGCCCTTAAAAACATTGTATTAAATTAAAATTAATTACCAACCATTTGTAGCTCTTTATCTAAAATAGTATATATATTTTGATAATCCATATAACTTATTTCTAGTAGTTTTATATTGTGTATTTTAGCATATTGTCGTTTGCGTTTATCATGCTCTATCTGTATCTTAAATGCTTTTTCTGCTTCTTTAATTCCATTACCGTAAAAGTCTACCGGTTCGTAATGTTGCAATCCTTGATATTCTATTAATAAATTATAATTAGGTAAATAAAAATCATAAGAAAGATAACCGTTATGAACTCCTAATAAATCAAAACGCTTATATTGTGGGACATAATTGATATTAATATTTATTAAGTACTTTTCAATTAATTTTTCTCCTTTACTAAAGTTACAACATGAACAGTGAAAATTATATTGAGTTGAATTATGTATATCTCTTAAGAAATCTTCATGTATTCCATCTGGACATTTCCACCATACCTTTTGAGTGCTAAAGGGTAAATATTCATATGGACTATTAATATTTTTTAAAGACCATAAATCTAATACATTAGGATATAAATCTGCCAATGAAAAATTGGAGTGTTTTTCGCATAAGGATTATTCGTAAAATTACAACAACGTATTAGATAAGAAAAATTAAAACTATCCTGATATTTAATCCATATATTAATTTTACACCCATAACTTATTTCCCATGGATCAACTAAATTTTTATCATAATCCCAGTATTTGGCTAAAAAATCTTTTCCGAATTTTTCTATACCACATTGTGCAAAAGAGTTACATTTGTGGCATAATAGTTTTTTAGTTGAAGTAATAGAATTAATAGACTTTAATTCGCTATTATGAATTGATTTACTACATTTAAACCAATACTTTCTGTTTGTCGCATAAGCTATACTGTGTGGTGAAATTTTATTTAGGGTGTAATCCCACATTTCTAATATATTTTGTAGATTGTTTTCAATACACCATTGACCAAAAGATTTATCTCCATCATGAAATTTATTTTTACATGACTTACAATAATATTTGTTATTTTCATTGCAATTTATATACTTATTCCATTCTACGTCTAATTCTTTTTCACAAATGTCACATATTATTTTTACTTTTATATTACTTCCATTTGGTAAATCATAAACTTTAATATCAAAAGGATCTCCATAATTAGTAAAGACATATCCTTTAGATTCGTACCATTTTTTAGTAGAATATCCCCATTTAATAGTTAAATATTCTTTATTTAAACCCATAATTTATAAATCCTCCTTAAATCTTTAAATAAAAAGATGGCTAAAATTCTTTAGCCATCCATCGTTTAATAAGTTGAATAAATATTTCATTTTCTTCAAATTCTAAATAAGTTTTAAATTTATTACCTAAACCACAACCAATTACAGTAGCCTTATTTTTAATAAAAATATCTGCTTGTTTTAAATTATATATTTTAATACATAGCCCTCCTTTAAACATATAAAAAGAGATGCATTTAGCATCTCTATATTTTTATATACATGTAAGTTTACCTAAATAGTATTTAAGTGGCTTTAAATAGCTTACAGAAAGCCACAATGTATCGTATGTACATCAAATTTAACTAATCGTATAAAACATCTCTTTTATATATATAAGATGTATATTTTTTATTATATGGTTATGTCGCAATATTAACCGATTGTGAATCAAATTGTAAAGTTAAACTTCTTGAAATAATTAAAATAAAACTTTCCATTATGCGATAGATCATTATCAATAAATCCACCGTATTTATAAGCTCCGCCATTCATAGCCATTTTTGACCACTTCAACGTACCTGTTGTGCTATTTTGATACGTAAATTTCCAAACACATTGAGAAACCCCTAATGAATGAAGTTTTTCCATAATATAAGTTGCCCATGCATCATCTGGATTTCCTAGACCTAAACCGTTAGCATTGCCCCATTCTGTACAAAATAGTGCAAAACCTTTGTTCCAATGACTTTGTATTTCAGCTGCTACTGTTGCTCCGTTGCTTCCAGAAACATTATAAAAATGTTGAGAAAGAAATATATCCATCCCTTTCGCCACGCACACGTCATTTAAATAATCAAGATAATCACTAGCTTTACCTGATATTATAACTGGATTTACTACATTAGTATGTATGATGTCATAACTTGCTTTCATCAAATCCCCGATTTGTGCCGCAGTGTTAGCGTGAGGCTCGTTTAGCAACTCATAAAGAACATTATCATAAGTCGCATATTTCGTACTAAAGTATGTAAAAAACTCTTGCATTTGAGTACTATATTGATTTGCATCTCCATCACCGGCTAATACGTGCCAATCAATAATTGCATATATCCCAAGTTCGGCACAATTTTCAACCAACGCTTCTATTACTGCCTTAGTTTCGCTTGGCTTTGAAATATATCCATAAGATTGTTTACTTACAGTTCCGTCATCACCCATTGAGTAAGGCATTAAATTGTCACCGACATAGGCTGTAATTCTAAGGCAATTAACTCCGTAATATTTTAATGCTTTTAGTGATTCTAAAGTGTGAAGTGAATCATAGTCCATCAAATCATGAGTGCCAATCCCAAGTAATTCTACTAGATTATTATTAACGTCTAATAGCTGTTGACCACTTTTGTGAAGCTTACCACAATATAGGCAATTATTACGATTTAGTATCCAATCTTTTATTTCTGCCCTTGTTTTATCAACACCTCCGATAAGGTATCCATTTTCATTTATATAATCAGTAGTCCGTGTTTCTAGCTGTAAATCAAGTGTAGCAAATCCAAGACCTGACTTTGCATTAAGAAAATAATCGATTGGAGATAAATCGTCGTATAAATTAACTTTATCAATATTATCAGATATTTTTTGATGAGATAAGCATAATAATCCTACGTTTAAATAATCAGATGCGCTCATAGTTGCCTGATTTGTCTTTCTAAGTACAATCCGATATGGCAGCGTATTTATGGAATCTGATTGTTCTTTATGCGAATATTCCGTAATATAACCTAATTCTGTCCATGTAAACCAGAACGATCCATCGGATTTATAAAGTGTAACCATGAATTCATATCCGCTTTTCGCAACAACTTTATCAATTCGGCTATCGACAAAATTAGTAGTTACCATTCTTGTTGTACTCGTTGTAATATTCCCACTTGAATCCAAAGTTCCTAATTGTAGCACACCCTTTACATTTAAGTCAGCAAGATAACCATTATTATATGCTTCAATACCAATGTTTTGTAAATTGCTAATGGACACATCTACGTATTGGTTATTATAAGATGCATTAAATGTAAAATATGCACCAATTTCTGCTCCTACAGTCGAATTATCAGTTTTACCGATAACAAATCTGTATGTGCATGTTGTATCAGGTACGAATGTTATATTTGACGTGTAAGCCGTTGTATTAAAAGTCACAACCCCACCCGCTGTTTTTTTAACTATAAACATCTTATACCCAGTTGTTATGCCTATTGATATTGGGTTAATAGATGGGAACGAAATTATACTTGTTCTAGCTCTAGTTGTACTAACTACATCTGCGAATGTGGTAGTATCAACATTTCCTTGTGCCCACTCAAATACTAAAGCTCGTATTCCGGTTTTGATACCTTTTTCAACTGCATCTTCTTTACTTTTTATTGTAGGATATGTATAGCCATCTAAATCAACTCTTGCTTGTACGTTCTCCGCTGTACTTGTTCCGCCTCCAACTACTAACGCATTTATTTGTGCTTGTACATTTGCGTCTCCAATTTGCCTTGATTGTGTTTCGGTGTCTAGTTCTGTTTTCTTCGCTGTTTGAACCAATTGCGAATTAACATCATCAAATTTTTGTTCTACGTAAGGTTTGCTCATTAAGTCTCCTTTCTGTGAAATAAAAGCACAACTTACTACAAATTAAAGTAGTAAATAGTGCTTTATAATTTTAATAATACAATATTAAGTTGTTAAAAATGCAAATAAAACACCGATTTTATCTTTAAAATGGCAAATATCAGTAGCTCTAAATTATTGCATAATAAAAGAGCCTGTTTCAAGGCTCTAATTATAGTTTATTTATTTTTAAGTACTTCGTCATACGAAAAT